GCCTTTAGTCATCGCTGTCATTTGGCGCTTCATGCCTGCCTTCTTCGCCATAATGCGCTTTCTTTCAGCAACAGTGTTTGCACCAGGATTGTCTTTAATTCTAAACATCTCATCATCAGCATTGCGAACCATGCGCTCAAGCTCTTTCATCTTGCTTGCCTTGGTAACGCCTGCATCGGTGTAGGGAAAATTGAAACCTGCAACATTTGGCATGATTGTCTCCTAAATTTAAAGAGAGATAGACACGGGTGCTTATAATAAATCCGTGTCTATCTGTTTCTTATTAAGTCATTGATTTATAACGACTTTATACTCCGTAACCCTGTCCCGCAAAATTAGGTTGAAATACGGCGTACGCCGGCAAGAGATCAAAGCGAATCTTCTGCGTATTCGCATCACCGTCTGAGTACTTAGATACTCGGATAGACATACCATCGCTGGTAGTAGCAACAGTATCAGTTGAGTACAACTTAGGTAGCTTCACTGTGCCAAGACCGAATGCCTGCTCTGTGTAGAACAAGTTAGGTTGGTAGACAGTTGCAGCAGCGCCAAGGATAGTCACAACAGCACCAGCAGCAGGAGCTGCATCAACATTGTTGTACTGACCATTAGCCTCGTAGATCGCAGCACCAGAGACAACAACCGTAGCCTCGTTGCCTGCAATAGTTACTACCGCAAGAACAGTGCCAGTCCAAGGAACCGCAGCGCCAGTTGTATCAAGAATCAATTGGCGCGTGGCGATGTTCAAACGATTAACACCAGCAACCTGAATTTGATCACCAGCCTCAATAGTTCCAGTACCCAAAGTCTCAATCACCATAGTCTGCTGCATAGTATCTTTAGCAGTGACATATGTAGCATCAGGTGCTGTTTTAAGATCACCAAGTCGGTCAGTAGTGGAACCTGACGTATAGCTGCTCAAAGCGTTAGAGGTCAAAGCCTTCATGCCACCAAAGTTGGAAGCAATCTGTGCCTTTTCAAACGCAGTTCGTACTAGGCCATCAGCCGCATTCAAGCCACTCTGAGCCGAAGCCAGTGAAGTGGTAGTGAATGGGTTCATCAGGTAGTACTTGTTGTCGCTCATTGGAACACCAACAGAGTCCATCATTGCGCCTGCACCAGCAACATCAGACCAAGCATCAACGGCAGTGCCGCGAGCGCCGTAGTTTAAGCCAGTGTTAATACGCATGAACTTCGCAAGGTCTAGCTCAAGATCAGTTACAAGTCTTCGAGCCATTGGCTCAAGGATTTGATCTAACTGGTCAAGCTCTAAGGCTTCTTGAATGTTTGACCACTCAGTAGCCGCTGTGAAGTATTCCTGAACTGTACCAGTAGCTTTACCTGCAATAATGTCAGACTTAGCTGCGGCAGAAATGTCACCACCAGCACTGCGGATAGTGTTGTAGTCGTGAGGACGCTTAAAATCTACTTTAGTGCCTGTAGACGGATTGAACTTGCCCGAAAGCAGTTGAGTGTTAACAGTCTTGGTGACTACTCGGCTGGATTCAAATGCCTCTAGAAATATTTTGGCTAGAGGCCGTGTAATGTTACTCGATAGATTATTAGCCATGATTTAATTTTCCTATTCAGAGCAGAATAGGCACTAATGGCTTCATCTACTCAAATGTAGCACCTTGTGGGCCTCTCTTTGAAGAAGCCTTTCCAGCACTGTGAGGACGCTCCAATGGGTCAGGAGTGTCAGTTACCTTTTTGGGTTGTGATGCAATCGCCTTCTGCTTGATTTTAGTCTCGACAACTACTGCCGCTTGCGCGGGAGACAAATGTCTTAACTCGTCCAATTCAATAGGATTATTAGCTAGGTAGGTAGTAATCAGTGGGCCTTGCTCAGACTCTAGAATGTATTGTCCTAGCTCTGCGCTAATTCCGTACTGACCTACTGCGTTACCCGCCACCTGCAAGTCTGCCGCTTTAATGCCTAGTTTTGCGGCCCGTCCTGCATAGTCCTGAATCTTCTCATCTAGCTGCTGCGTCTGCTGCTGCGTCTGCTCATGCAAAAGCCGTTGTTGATGCTGTTGCTGTTGCTGACGCTGGTGATCGAAGTTTGCTTGAGCTAAGACTTGCTGATCACGCTGCGCTAGACTTCTTCTGTATTCCTCATCAGAAATAGAGAATGGGTCTGGAGCGGCTTGAACTACTGGCCTCTGCTCAACAGGAACTCTAGCTTGCAATTCATCGACTTGCCTTTGGAGTTCGTCAGCTCGGCGTTCCATGTCTCTGGTCTGCCTAACCTTCTTACCAATAGCATCGTTGAACTTCTGCTGTTGTGCTGCTGAAAACTTCTCACTATCCGGTGCTGAATCGGAATCTTGACTTTCGCCAAGCTCTTGAGAATCTTCTGTGCTTTCCTCTTCGGATGCCTCCGTAGTGTCTAGCTCAATGTCATCTGTTTGCAGCTCTTCATCGTTCATAATGCGCCCTTTAAAAAGGTAATCGCCACGGGAATAGGCCGTGTCCTGTATGAAAGGATACCACTGGGTCTAGTAAATGCAAATATTTATTTGCAGGTGGTTATGCTTGTCTTGTTTGAGTTGGCGCATATTCTCTTACGCCACGGCCTAGCTCACGTTCTAGCTGCTGATTGCAGTGTTTGCACAGTCCAGAGCCATCCTTTATTTGATTTGAGAGGTCTTCTGCATACCTTTTGATGCCGCAGACAGTACACAAGAACTGTTTATCCATAGTTATCTTCTAAGCAAATCACGCAATGAGCTTTGGTTGATAGCCTCTATACTTATAATAGTTTCGGCTTGAGGTTTAATTCCTCTTTTTTCTAAAGTCTCAATGGCTTCCTGCTGAGAAATACTGCCCGTACCGTTTCTTTTGGGCTTATAATTGTTAAGAGTAGTCCCTTGTTTATAGCCTCCATTTGCATATCTTAAAGCTGCCTCTTTGTTTGGTGCTTTTAAAATATTTCCTGTTTTAAATGCTTGTTCCATAGCTTTGCGAGAATCATTAAATTCTACAAGATTTCCATCAATCATTTGAACAGTCGGGAAAGTATACCAATTTCCATTTTCATCAACTTCAGCCGCCATTCGATGAGTAGAAATAGAGCCATTAGGATTGTTGATTACAGGATAATTTTGCGGATTATTTGCCCGATCAATATATTCTGGTTTATTCCTATAAATAGGGATGCGTTGCGGATCGTCCTGTCGCTGGTTTAAATTAATCTCCAAATCACGTAAAGAGCTATACTCTGCCACTGGCTATCTCCATCAACTCTTCATTGCTCAATTGATTAATCTGAGCCTGCCGTTGTTCTGCGGCCATTTCAGTCATTTTTTGCTGATTACTAATCTGCTGCCCTAAAGTCTTAGTATTTTTTAAGTCAACGTCAGCACCAGCCTCTTCTGCACGTATCTGAGTATCCATACGGTCAGTTTCTGCCCTAAACGCATCAATCTGCTGATCGCCCTGATCATCCATCTGCTCCGCTTGCATCTTCTGAGCCTCAAGCTGAAGTTTAAACTGATCATTTTGAATCTTGATCTGCTCGTTCTGCAACTTGGCCTGCTCGATCTGCGCCCGCATCATCTCTGACTCAGCTTTTAACTGCTCGGCCTGAGCGATTATCATATTTGGATCGGGCTGTTGACCGCCTTGCTGCGCCATCATCTGAGCCTGCTGCATCTCTTGCAACTCTTCTTCTGTCATCTGCGACTGAGGAATTAGACCCGCCTGCATCATCTGGATACGCTTGCGCTCGGCTATAAGACTAGCCGCAGGTGTGGCGATGTTCTGAAGCAGTAAGTCTCCCGCTATCTGCATAAGAGAAGGATCGACCTGTGCTAGTGAGGTAATAGCCTCAATAGTCTCTTGCTGTCTGTTTTTAAAGCTAGGGCCAGCTCGACAGATAACATCGTAAGTTCCCACTGATAAATCGTTGACAGTGACAATCTCGCCAGTTTCCTTATCCATTACGCGCTGATTGATCTCAGCCATATCGAAGGATTCATCTTCGCGCAGGACTCGCACCGTTCGCTCTGTGTCGTACACAGTAGGAATGGCATCCTTGAGTAGCTTGCCAGTAGCTGTTATCGCTATCTCCATGCTTCGGCTATAGGTGTAGGTTGTATTGTTACCCGCGTTCTGGAGCTGCTTAATAGCTGTACCAGACTGGTTATTGACGCTCTCGCCCATATTTGCTGCAAACATACCAG